CTTCCTGGCGACGTGCCAGTTCTGGTTTGAGCACGCGAAGGCTGTTGTCGATTGCCAGTTCGATGCTCTTCTTGTGCTCCCGCGTGTCGGAAATGTCGACAGATTCCAGTTCCTTTATGGCCGCCTCCATAGCCGCGCACGAGGTGTAAAGGTGCATCTCCTTTCCCATATTCGAAAGCCGATTCTGGAGCGCGGTCATGCGGCTCTCAAATTCCTTCTCCTCCTGCTCCCAAGCCGCATAGCCGGTGACTTCCAGAACCTCGTTCTCGATGTCAGACAGCCTTCCTTGGATGATTTTGGAAACGCTGTCCGTCAGGCCCTTCTTGGCTACCAGATCGGCGACATAGCCCTTACGGGCCTTCTCGACGAAGATGCGCTGCGATGCGACCATGCCCTTCACGTCCCGGATGCGCTTCTGTCGCGCCGGCGTGGAGGGGTTGAGCCCCTTCGCCATTTCAAGCGCCTGGTCGCGTATCTGAGCGATAATCGGGTCCACGTTTCCGGGAACGAATATGAACTCAGGTGCAAGCGTGTCGATCACGGCGAGGGCGGAGCCTGAAGGCGCGTCAGCGTCCGGACCATCCGCAGTCTTGGAAGGGAACTTCCCCACGCCGTTCGGACTCGACGGGGGTTGTGGAGGGTTTTCGGCCTCCACCTTCACGAAGGGGAACTGCGAGGGATAAGGTTTGATGCGCTGGCCAAAGAAAACGCCGATGGAATTTCTGTAATCGGGGTTATCCTTGGCCGCCAAGAACTCCGCGTGAAGTTCCGGCGTAACGTTGGCATAGTGATATTCGGAGCCGCTCTCGCCTGCCGCTTTTTGCTTCTTATTGGGCGGGAATTTGATGCCAAGCGGATAGTCTGCTCCGCTCTCGTAGCCGATCTCCGCGATCTGCGAGGACTCGACCGCCTGCCATACCATACCGGACGATACCGGCGTGGGGCGCTCATCAAAACTGTTTGTCATTGCTTCTCTCCCTCTCTTGCTTCGGCGAAGAAACTGTGGTCATCGGAGCCAGGGCCAGCGGAATCCCAAACAAAATGCATCTCTTCGGCCAGCTTCTTCCATGCGCGGTTGGCGATCTCCTGTCGGTCATCGAACAGCGGAACGCCACCGGAGGTGTACATTACGCGCTGGTCTCGTGCAATCCGCATCCGCTCTTTCATGAAGGGGAATTGCTCATCGTTCATGTGGAACTCAGTCCTCATTGATGCTCTCCTTGAACTAACTTGAACCGTCCCCATTCCGGGGTATCGTTGCAGGTCGTGATCCTCTTCTGTTTAGCGCCAGTGGTGCGGTCGCTTTGATCGAGGATTATGAAGAAGCGATCTGACTGCGAGATATACTCCCACCATCCAGAGACGACACGCTTTCCATTAGTCCATTTCGCTTTGTGCATCCGATCAGTGCGTGGTCTAAACATGATCGCGGCAAAGTCAATCATTGCTTCTCTCCCTGAACTACTGGCTGCCCTTTGAAATACTCAGTAAATTCGCCCGTCACCGGATCGGTTATTGAAATCACTTCCTGAATGTCGATGAAGTGAATGGATGGGAATTCTTCGCTCTTGTCCTTCTTGCGATTGCCTTCCTTGACTTGGAGGTGGCATTCCTTGCCCACCGTGGTCTTGAGAAGTTCCAGCAGACTTCCGTGGAAGCAACCGGCCCAATCGACAGTGCCGCTATGCCCTTGGTTCTCCCACGGCACCGAGCCCTCGAATTTGACGGTTACGTAGGCGTTCTCGGTTGCCGTCTTCGGGTAGAACTTGACCGCCCTCACCCATACCATCAACTCATCCGGAGGGATGCGCTTAGATGGCCGACCTTGTGACTGGCTGACTTCCAGGCGCTCCGCTGGACGCGCGGTGGCTGGTTGGGTCTCCTGCGGTCTCGCGTCTGCTCCTGCGGCTTGGTGAGATATTTCACTGGGGTCCGATGTGAACCTCGCTCCGCATCCACTTTTTTCCTTGTAGCACAGCCAGCCACCGCCGTACTCAGCTTTGCTTTTGATGATGGCGTTCTTCCCGCAATTGGGGCAGAGGGCGCTTTTAGTAATTGGCTTGTTGTCGGCTTGCAGGCTGTTCCCGTCATCGTCTTCGCTGGCGAGGCCGCAGATGGCTTGGAGTGTGTACCGGCGAAGGTAGGACCAGGCCGCGCCGATGGTCTGAACATCGAACTTTGTGGCCGCTACGCCCTCGTTGCGTTCGTCTTTCTTGGCGCGTCCAGTGGCCGGTGCCTCAGCGGTGACTTCGATAAACTGCTCCCCAAAATAGAATCCCACCGTGACAATAGCGCACTGGCGTTCAAGATCGGATTCAAGATCGTGAGTCATGAAGATTCCATGCTTGTTGAGTGCAGGCCGAACGGCGCTGATAACTGCGTTGAGGTCGGCATACTTCGAGCCGTAGTAGGGGTTATCGGAGTCCTTCACGGCTTGAGTGAACTCCCCTTGAGCTTTGGCGAGCGCGGCGACAAGATCGCCTATCTGTTCACTGCGTTTCATTCCAAACCACCCTTCGCGAAGGCGTCCACTACCCTCACTCTGTTCTGTAGCTGTTGGTGCTCGCGCTTGCGAGATGCCGCCTGTACCGCGAGCTTCTTGATTTGCACAACAACCCAGCGATGGAACTGCTCGGGCGTCTGTTGCAGATCGCCGCTAAGAATCAAGTCGCACTCCCTAATCACCTTACTGGGAGCATTGCTTGTGCTCATTGTGTCCCTCTTGTGTTGGGATGAAAGGTTAAATGCGGGCTGGGAACTGAACTCCCCAATCAGCGTCCAGGCTTCACCCTGTAGACACCCGCATTATCCCCGGCCCTCTTCGGTGGTACGCAACCTGCATGATGCCTCGTCACAGGGTGTGAGCCGGGAAACTTGGTTACAAGGGAATGTCGTCGTCGGATATAGCAGACGCAGGGACCGGCGCGATATAGCGTACCGGCTCTGGCGGGTTCATCCGCAGGTTCTCCGCCTCGACCGCGAAGGTGTAGTCCGCAGGATCGTCCTGATTATTGTTGACGGCGAGGGCGAGGAAGTTAGCCGCCGTGTGGCACGTCTTCTTGTTGCCGTATTCGCTGTGATAACAGCTCTTGCACACTACTTCGTGAAGGTACTTCTCCAACTCATCCCGCAGCCTCGAAGTGCTCTCCGAGAGCGGCGTACCTTCTTCGATTGACCCATCTGCCTTGATAAACTTCATGCGGATTCTCCCTTCCTGACGAACGACCTGTCGAGTTCACGAAAGCCAAGAGACCCCGCCAAGTTCCTGCTTACAGGCCGCTTGCCTCCGAGTACATCGTTCAGGTATTGAGGTGTGAAGCCAAGCTCCTTGGCTATAGCCGCCTGTGTCGCTTGACGCTTGCGCCGGTCAATCTTCTCCCGGAGCATTTTGAGTAACTCGCCTTCGGTGTAATGTCTCATGTCCGCAATATAGCGGATTGACTTAGTTTTGTCAACAAATAAACTCAGTTGGCAAGGTTAGGAAACCAGAAGATGAGAAACGGCCAGACAAGCAGGGCCAGGACGCATCCGAAGGCCAGCACGATGAGGCTATACATGGCGCGTGAGGCGATTTCGCGAAGACTCATAGCAATCCCTTTACGCAGAGAATGTGATAGCCGATACAGCAGGCTGTGATTTCGATCGCGAGGAAGATCCCGCAGATGGCGAAGAAGATGGCGTCCTCACGCGGAGTGGAGTAGCGGTCAGGCTCGACCGGCGCATAGAAGGGATCAGCCGGCAGCTTGGGCTTCGGATGCCGCTGGTTAGGGGTGAGAGTGTAAAGGTGCTTCATGGTTTCCTTCTTTCTCCGCGTCGCCTCTCCTCGTCGTCGAGAGCGTTCCACGGCTTAGGTTGAGCCAGCCATACGCCTATGGCCAGCGGGATGAGGATGGTGAGCATTCCGCAAAAGTAGGGGATCACTGCGCGCCTTCTGCTTTGGCGATTACGTCTTTCCATGGTTGGCAGTTAGTGCATTCCTCAAACGTCCCCGCGCAGAATGCAGAGGCACTCCGCAACGTTCCGCGATAATGGGCGGTCGATGCCGCACTCTTGAGAGCGTTAAGAAGATCGGGCGCGGCGGCGATAAGGCGAGCATTGGCCTCGCGAGTTTCGCGATCTACATCCACCACCAAGCCAATGTGAAAATCAAAGGAGGGTCCGGGATCGTGGCTAAAAATTCTGACAGAACATTCGCGACCGAATGGGCGTGGAACTTCCATTGGCTCAAATGCCCATGTACCCGGCGTAAACTTTGTCATAGCGCACCTTCCGTTTCTGGCGAGTAAAGCGTGTTTTTGAGGCGCTCGATTTCAGAATGCGGAATGCGGAAGGCGCGTCCAGGACGCCGCGCAATAATCTTCCCTCCCTTGATCCAATTCTTAATCGTTCCGTCGCTGTAGCCTAATTCTTTGGCTGCTTCGGGCACGGTGTAATCCTTTTGTTCAGTCATTTTGAGTACCTTTCTACGAGGTGAGATATCTCACCTAAGTTGTGGATTTCAGCTATAGTTCCAGCTTCTCCCGTTTGGTGTACCAGCCGCCTGTGCTGCGGCGATCGATAACAAAATAGTCGGGAGCCATCAGGTCGCTCATGGGACCATGATCGATGTACTCCCACGCCATGTTCCGCGCTTCTTCGACTGAATCGACTCTGCCGATGATCTGGTAATCGCCTTCTTCTGAGACTGCTACAAGGATTCCGTATTCCATGATGATTCTCTCTTTCTGTTTGCCGTCTTTCCGGCTGATCTGATACCGGGATAACGGCTCCCGGCTGGCCGGCGAAGGGTTACCAGCTACGAATGCTGCACGGTGAAACGCTGCGAACCAAAGTTTAGGTTGAGAGCCCGCGCCATCTGCTCGGCGTGGTAGGCAGTGTAGTAGCAGTGTTTGACGATTCCCAGGGCGTCCGAGACGATAAACCGTGGCTTCCCTTGCTGCTTTTGGAGGTATGGGTATGCCGATTCGTAAACTGTCGCGTGGTAAGCGCAATGGACTCCATCTGACTGCTTTCTTTTGCATCCGGTGGCGAAGCATGTAGCTTTCATTTGGTGTTTCCTCCTGATCTGTATTCACTCTATTACGTCATTACCGTCATGTCAAGCAAATTCGTAAATAAAGTCAATAATAGTTCGTACCGTCATTACAGATAGGGATAGGTTGATATCAACGTGATTTATCGCACTTTGGGCCAATTCCCCTCGGGGAGTAGTATCTGTTCAGGCTGGTCTCTAAGTCCTTTATACTTCCGCTTTTTGCTTTCCCCTTTTGTGGACCGGGACGTATTGGCCATGCTGGATCGACTACCAGCCCGTTGCCCGGAGAAAACCGTCACCCTGACGGAAGCAGAATTTCGCGACTTCGACAATCGACCGGGCGCCATGCCGGTCTGACCGCGCTCAGGCCCTTAACCCCTCGCGACAACCGGCAATGCTTGTGGTGGTCTGGACCGGGCATTTCTCGCTCTCTAACGCGCCAGATATTCCGGGGAGGAAGCCACCATGCCGGAACGCGGCCCAGGCGCGAGAGGATGGAAACCTTGACGTGAATCGAATTGTCAGGGAATTCGTCAACTTTCACCTTGGCAATTGCAATCCTAACGCCGAGGGTGTATTCTGTCAATGCGTCCTCACCTTGGCCGGATGGATCGCATTCAAGTGGTAACCAAAAGCCTCAGGCTCCCCGCTTGGGGCTTTTGTGTGTCTGGTGTAATATCTCACTCATGGCCGCCCCTAAACTCTACGACCCAAACGTCTACCTCCCCGAAATCCACTCCTGGATCGAGAGCGGCAAAACACTGCGCGATTATTGCAGAAAAAAGGGCAAGCCATCCTACGGCACCGTTTACGATTGGCTTGAGGCCGATGCAAAAACGGCGGACAAGCTAGAAACTTCACGTTTCGCACGTGCGCGGGATCTCGGCGAAGAGCAAATACTGGCTGAGTGCATGGCGATTGCGGACAAGCCTCAAATAGGTGAAATCGTTACGGTTAAGCCAGTAATGGTGGAGGGAATCCAGGCGTCGGATGACGAAGGAAAGCCTGCTTACATGGTCGAGCGGAAGACTGCGGACATGATCGAGCACCGCAAGCTGAGGATTGATACCAGGCTGAAACTGCTGGCGAAGTGGAACCCCAAGAAATACAGCGATAAGTCCCAACACGAGCTTACTGGCGCTGATGGAGGCCCAGTGCAATTTGTGGCTCGGTCGATCCTTGACAAGCCGGAATAGTGATATAATATCGATATGATATTGAGGAAACCATTCCTGTTGAGGTTTCGCGGGGCAGAACAGGCGGAAGAATTCGATGCGCTTGCCCGCGCCGCCGGAATCTCGCTGAATGAATGGATACTCAGAAAGTTATCGGGGAGCGGCGTGGAAGGACACGCACAATCGGCAGGATTATATCCGCACTTGGCAAGCCGTACTATCAGCACAGTCGCCAAGGCTGATGCTGAGCAGGTATCAAGCCCTGCCTCCCCGAACAAATGCATCCAGCCAGGCCATGCCGGTTTCTATCGATCCGACGGCTATTGGTGCGCAACCTGTCGTAAGATGTACGTGAGGTGAGCCATGCCAGCCTATATCGTCAATCCTCAGTTTGTGCAGCTTGTGCAACTCAACCCCGGCAACTCTATCGCGGTGGTCAATAACGCAGCGGTGGACTCCGGCATCCTGACCACGCAGCAACTTGCTATCGGCCCTGACCCGACCGGCAACAGCCAGGTGACGGTGACCAATACCACCAACCAGACGGCCACGCCGCAGACGGCCTCTACGGACACGGCAGCGCAGTATGAGCCGTACTATGTCCAGGGATCGGCGATCACGGTGCCGGCCGGCGAGTCGGTGAGCTCTCCCATCAACGCGCGATGGCTGCGGTTCACCTACGCCACGGCTCCCACATCGGGCAGTCTGATTGTCACGCGGTAGATGGCTCCCAAAGTCATTCCGCTGGTATTCCAGCCCAAGCAGCTCGCGATCGGTGAGATGTTCTACCACACGGGCCCGGATGCGGCGACCTGGATAGGTGGAGGCGGGGCGCGCTCTGGTGGCAAGTCTGGTGGGCTCAGACGCCTCATGCTGGATCGGCGGCAGAATAGGCCTCGTACATTTGGCGCAATCATCCGTCGCACATGGCCTGACCTTGATCGCAACCATGTGCAGCGGTATTTTCTGGAGTTCCCTGAGATGCGCGACTGGTGGCATGAGGGGAAAAAGAAATTCATCCTTCCCAATGGATCTGAAATACACTTCATGTTTGCGGAAAACCAGCAAGAGGTGGATCAGAAGTTTTGGGGGCCTGAATTTTACGACATCATGATAGATCAAGCCGAGCAGTTCTCCGAGCAGGAATTGCAGACTATCAAAACCTGCAACCGGTGGCCAGGTGCATCTGTTGGTGAGTGCAAAACTGGGCTTTTCTTTAACCCTGGAGGCGTTGGGACAGAGTTTCTTCGGAGAGTATTCGCTCAGAAGCGTTTCCATGACAATGAGACCGCTGCGGATTTCTCGTTTACGCATTTGTTCGGGTGGGATAACTATGTGTGGTTTGAGCCGCTGGGGATCACGCCTAATCAGTTCTATGCGCTTCCTGATGGCCTGGCTAAAGGGCAGGAATGTAAGTATGAGGCGGCGGGCAACGGGCCCGATTATATGTGCTGCCGATTCCATCTATACATTCACCGGACGGCTGACGGGCGCAAGAACAATGCGCTGCCTGCAAGCCTCCGCGCAGGCCACCTCCTAGGTTCTTTCGATTCGTTCGCCGGCCAGTATTTCGCAGGCGTCTGGGACGAGTCCAAGCTTATCCTTACTCGCCAACAGGAAGAGACGCTAATCCAGGCATGGTGGCCACGGTGGATGGCGCATGATGACGGATTCGTCCATAACGCCTCGATTGGCTGGGCGGCCAGCGGCAAGGTGCAGCCAAAGCTATTCGGGGATGTGTTTGGGCGCGAGATACAGGCCCCGGTCGAAGTTGTGGTGGTCTACCGCAGCCACGCTGAGAAGGGGTCCGAGGAGACGGCGCTGGTGCGCAAGTGCATCGCGTCCATGGCGGAGCACGAGAAGAAGCGAGTCCAGCGGTACTTCCTGAGCGTGGACGCGTGGGAAAATAACTCGACCGGCCACTCGACGGCAGAGCGCATCGCGGAGGATCTGAGGCGGAATGGGCTGCCTCACTGCGAACAGGCCGATAACCACCGCATCGGCGGATGGCGTCTTTTGTACGCCATGATGAAGAAGACCTGCGACGTATTGGGCGGCTGCATGAGCCCGACGCGCGAGGATGACGACTGGGACAATGAGGGCGGAGGATACTCGGTCAAGACGCCGCTCCTGTTCATCTCCGCGGATTGTGAAAACCTGATCGAGTCGATTCCGCTGCTGATCCGGGACAACAAGCACCCAGGAAGGTCTGAGGATGTGCTGAAGACGCCAACTGACGCCGACGATGACGGGGACATGTGCTTTAGAGGCGATACGCTCATCAATACCGAGCATGGCGCAAAGCGATTAGACCACATCTCCGTGGCCGAGAAAGTGTGGACTCGTAATGGATTGCGGAGAGTTTTAGCGGTATGGCTCACGGGCCGCAACGTGCCAATAGTCAAGGCTCGATTCTCCGACGGTGCAACCATACACTGCACCTCGACGCACAGATTCTGGACGCAGGAGAGGGGATACATTCCGCTTGACTCTATCCGATACGATGATAAACTTATGTCATGGAATATGTGGTCTTTAATGGCGTCAAGTACACTCCAAACGCAGGAGGATATTATCGCGCTACGAACAAATTCCTGCACCGAGAGGTGTGGAAGTCCCGTTTTGGCCCGATTCCTCCAAACTGCCATATCCACCACAAGGATAGCTCTCCGCTGTGGACGACAGATCCTAACGACTTGGAATGCGTCACTCCGAAGGAGCACGACAAGATTCATCGCAGCCAGCGAACTGTGGACCGTGCCGCCGAATGGCATCGGTCGCCAGAGGGCCTGGAGTGGCACAGGAAAAACATGCTGGGGAGAAAGCTCCCTAGGTCAACCCACAAATGCGAGCAGTGCGGAAATTCTTTCGAGGGAATTTCAATACAGAGATTTTGCTCGAACAATTGCAAGTCTGCTTGGAGGCGCAGTCAACCAATCGATTTGCGACTCAGGAATTGCGTCATCTGTGGAGAATTCTTTAAAACCAATCGATATTCCGTCCAGAAATGCTGCGGAAGAGTTTGCGGTGCGGCTAGTCGGATACGAAACGGCGGGGTTCGCGGACGTGTACGAAATGGAAATTGAAAGGGAGCACGAATTCTTCGCGGGTGGTATATTGGCTCACAACTGCCGGTATCTCGTAAAGAGCATGTTGCGGGCGCAGTCGCAAGCACCGCTTGAGGTCCGGGAGCAGGAGTATTATGAGTCATTGAATCCGAAGGCGGATATGACGGCAAAGGCGGTGCTTATGTCGAAATGGAAGCACGACAACGCACCGAGGAAGGGTTCACCATGGGCAGCGAGACAGTAATATTCGTTCTTTTGATTGTGGTGGCGGTTCTGGCGATTGAGTGGCGAGTGGCAGCACGGAAGTGCAGGAACATCGCCGATGTTTACGACAAAGATACCGCCGCATTGTCGAGCGATCTGGCCGAAAAGACGGTGAGGATTGCGGTCCTTGAGGCAGAAATTCAACGTCTTCGCGTAATCCCTTTGACGCATCGCCCTGAAAAGGTAGACAATTCAGTCATTCGAGCAAAGTCTCCGGCGCAAGTGCGCCAGATAACCGAAGCTGCGTGGGGCAAACAGCCCGAGATTGGGGAATCAGATGACAACGAATGAGTTCGTGACATTGCTGCAAAACGAATTGGTATTGCAGCGCGACCCGCATACCGGTGAACGCTTTGCCGCTCTTCTGGAGGAGTATTACGTGGCGAAGTCCCCTCTCGATGTACGTCCCAATGTGGACGATG